GCCCGCCCTTACTGCTGCCACTACCTGAAGTAATGTCAGTCTTCCAAGGTGACTGAGCCGGGTTGCCCTTAATCTGGTTGATCAAAGCCATAGTCTGAGCGTTGGAGAACACCTGAGTACCACCACCAGGAGTACTCATCATCAGTTCAGGCCCACGCTCACCAACAATAGACATCTGACCGCCAGCACCATACCATCCTACACCGCCAGGATGATCATAGTACTGAGCCCACGCCTTAGAAGGACTACCGTACTTACCCTTAATATATTCAAGCATGTACTGAGCTTGAAGTTTAGGATTGGAAGTTTTAGGACCGAAACCTTTCCACGTAGTATCAAGGAACTGACCCATACCGAAAGCTGTTGAATGAGGATTCTGAGCCAGGTTATTATAGCCAGCCTCATGCATTTCAAGAGTATCAAGGTCACGCCACTGAGAGCCAACACCCCATCCGTACATGGCCTGAGCCATCTGCTGCATCAGTTTCTTATTAGCAGCAATGCTACCGCCACCCCTGATGTTATTAACACTGCCAGCCTTACCTGAAGTGCCGTTCTTGTTAACCGAACCGCTAGAACCGTTAACATTACCGCCGCTGGAAACACCGAACGCACCACCAGAACCCATAGACGAGATAAGATCAACCTCATTGGCTGAACCGTAAGTACCAGCAGCAGAACCGCCGATACCAATAGCCGTTCCCTTATTACCGATGCCAGGAGACGATGAGGCACCAGCACCAGTCTGATAAGGACCAGAAGCACCACCGCCACTACCAGAAGGACGAGCCGCGAAACTCCACCCGTCAGGGTTGAATCCTACAACCTGAACGTTAGAACCAGTATGCGGAGCCTGGATAAGCTGACGACCGTTAACCATCATGCCGACATGACCAGGCGATGAAGGTGAACCGTCAGCACCGGCAGAGAAAAGAAGATCTCCCTCCTGTACTTGACCTAGCGGAACCCTCTTACCTTTAAGAGCAGCCCACTGTGCCTGTGAAGTACGGGGAAGATCAACACCAGCCTGCTTGTAAGCCCACTGTATTAAACCTGAACAGTCAAAGCCTACACCGGGAATCTCATCACCGTAAACATAAGGAACACCAACCTGTGACTCAGCAGCACCAACAGCTTTCTTAGCTGAACCTGAAATACCGCCAAGCTGGTTGTTACCACCGCTAGTGTGCTGTTTTGTTGAAGCCTGAGGTGCACCGACACCACCAGCACCACCACCCATGCCGCCTATATGCAGCAAACCTCCAAGACCAGTACCAAGCTTAGCTATGATACCAGCGAAAGAACCCATGCCAGTCGGAAGAAGATGCTGAGACTGAAGAACGTTACTAGCAACACCAGCAGTTGAACCGGCCGGTGAAAGCTTATCACCTATAGCCTTAGCTGCTGCACCGATTAACATACCCGCAACTGCCGGTACCGCTGCTGCTGCCATTGCTCCTATAGCTGTAGCTCCACCGGCCGCTGCGCCGCCGCCAGCTAACCCAGCTTCGCCAGCACCAAACAATGATCCGCCAGCGCCACCGCCTCTGAGAAGCTTGCTGATGGCTAGAATACCACCGACACTACCAATGGTGCCAACAGCATGGTTAGTGCCTGAGAGGACACCTGAGAAGCCCCCAGCGTACCCTAGGCCAGTGCCCGCACCTGTTGACTGCATAAGCTGAGACAGTACAGTGTTAAACTTCTCCAGAAGATCAGTCGAGTCCTGGATAGCCGCGTTGAAGCCACCAGAATACATGCCAGCCCGGCCGGAAACAACCGCCTGCGAATCTTTCAAAGCCTGAATGTCGTTAGCCGACGTTGAAACGCCAAGCTTACTAAGTCTAGCCTGTGCTGCTTTAGCCTGACCCGTTGAACCCATAGCAGCCTGGTTGAACAGAGCGTTAGCCTGGTTAGCGTTAAGACCCTTAGAGAAAAGCTGATTGTATCCCTCAAGGAATGATGCTGCCTGAGTGTTTGATATTCCAGACTGACCGAACAGTGCGCTAAGAGAAGCCTGCCCTCTAGGTGAGGACAGGTTACCGAACAGGTTAGCAGGATTCATCTTGTTAAGACCTAAGCCCTGCAAGATTGACTGTGCTGCCTGACCGCCGCCCATAGGTGCACCGCCAGGTTTCATAGACCTGATCGGCTGATACCCTAGCGAAAGCATTGTCTGAGAGAACTGAGGTGAATAGAGTGCAGCCGCAAGCTGTGATGAAGTCGTAGCACCAAGAGTAGGGTTAGTCAACCCGAACGCTGCTGATGCTGTAAGACCAGCCTTACCTAAACCTGTACCGCCATAGCCGTATGATCCTGACAACTGCTGAAGGATAGCATTCTGCCCGGCAGCATCAGTAACACCAGAGGCTAGGAAGTTCATCCTGTTAGTTGTAAGACCAGCCTGTGAATAGAACTGCTGAAGGCTCTGACCTTGACGGCCAGCGTTGTTAGTGCCAAGCATCGCACTGGTAGCCATCTGATTCAACGTAAGCAAAGGCTGCATCTGCTGCTGACCGAAAGCGGTAACAGCAGAAGCCACCATGGCTATACCTGAACGTCCGAAAGGTGTAGGCGCAGACACATTACCGTAACCACCAGGCCCGCCACCGCCGATACCTGCCTGCTGCTGGTTAGGCTGAAACGGATTCTGCATTGAAGGAAAAGGCTGAGTGTTACCTTGAGCGTTCTGCTGTCTTGTAGGCTGACCCACACTACCAGCACCGAAGTTAGTAGTCTGCATCGTTGAGATGAGCCTGTTAACCGTGTTGTTAAGCTGGTCTATGCTGCCCTGTAAAGGGTTGGACCCTCCGAGAGAACCAGCAGCGCCAAGCATCCCGCTAACAATACCACCCAGACCACCTGAAGATGGCTGCGGAGTTGTCATTACTTACTGCTCTCTTTCTTTGCCTTAATTCTCTTATACCAATGGCGACGTTCCCTGACGCTGAGTCGTTTCACGTCAAGAAGGTTCCAGCTATAGTAATCAACTAGAGCCTCAACCTCACCGTACATACGGTAATAGTTGATACCGTTAGAGCCATCCGAAGTCGAGAAACAAATGACCAATGGATACCACCACGAAAACCTTTTCGTTGCATGCTGAGCAAACATATTCAATCTTGTCGTACTTAGGACCAGGCTGCCTGTCCCTGAGCTGAGTCAAGATAGCATGCCTGTCAACTACAGACATATCCCTGGCCATGGAAGGGAACCCGGCCATCAGGTGCTCACCTTTAGAATCGTTAATCGAAACGACACACCTTGAGAGCAGGATAGTCTGACCTTGAGCTGTAGTCAGTTCAGGATTCTCGTACACCGCCAACTGATCGGCACCATTAGCCAGCCTTACCAGAGCAAAGCCACCCTTACGGAGCGGAACCTTGAAAGTAGTCTCATTAACAGGATCAGACATTGTAGTCAGCGGAATGTCATCCAATTCCATGACCAGATCATCCTTAACACCGCAATTAGAACACTGCCATTCGGGAACCTCAATCTTATCCCCGTAAGTTGCCCTGCGGATACCAAGAATCAAAGCTTCCCTGTCACCGATAAGCAACTGTCCCAGAATCTTATCCTTCTCACTGACAGGCTCACTGCCAATCTGGATAACACCCTGCTTCAGAAGCCTGTCCATGAACACGAAAGCGTTAAGAGACTGACTGGCTCTAGCCAGAGCCTCTTCGTCTTCACCTGTAAGTTCTTTAACCTGAACATTCTTGACAAGCTCATTGTCCCTGACCAGACCACCCGGCAGGATAACTGTGTCATCCACCGGGAAGTCTATAGTCGGCATCGCTGTCTCGTCAACCTCAGCTAGAACCTTAGCAATCTCAGCGTTAGCCTGATTGGGATTGTTCGCCGGGTTGACCCATGCTGCTTGTGTTTCTGGTGATATTTCTCTTTTGTTAACAGTTCTTGTCGCCATTAATTCTCCCATTAAATGTTATACGTTGTTACTTACCTGGTGTAGGTGCGTCCACGTTTCCGATAGCAGTAGCAAGTGAGTAGTCGAAACCTTCATGTGCTAGAACTAGCTGGGTAATGAATAGCTGGTTAGCGCCAGCGTCCAGGTCAGAGAACGCAATAGAAGTAGGCCATGCGTTATAAATCTGGAAGGCTGCTTTAACCGCTACGGATGCTGTAGTAACAGGATGATCCAAAATCTGCACCAGCACACTCCACCTGAAGTTATTACCGTCACCAGCAGAACCAGTGCCCTGCATAACAGTAAAGAGTTGCTTCATCCAATTGTAGTCAGTAGTATTACCTACCGCCACGCCTCTGGAGAATGTGATAGGTGAGAAGTCTGCCTGTCCTGGCATCTTCTGGGTTGTGGTGTTGTAACCACCCTCACGATAAGCAATAACATCAACGGTCATGTTAAGACCGCTAACACTCATGAAACCCATGGGAATACCGGCACCTGTAGGCGGCTGAAGCGTAACCAGGAATTTGAAATTACGCAGTGGATCAGTCGCTAAATGCGCGATAGATGATTTCTGCTGTACTGGCATTTTCAGTCCTTACGGTGTTGGTGAGGTAGTGATAGTAGTAGTCCCCGTGTTCTGGAACTGACTGATGTTGATCAGGATGAATTCTGCCGGGCTCAGCAGTGCAACAGCAACCTGAACGTTAACAATACCCGCTGATGCTGTAGCCGGTGTGTTGTTAGAATCGTCACAGATAACTGAGAATGCAGTGTTTGGGGTAGTACCGCCAAGGGCACCTTGCTGCATAAGCTGAGTCAGGTAATTCGTCAGGATGCTAGTGATCTGAAGCCACAGAGCCGCATCGTTAGGTTCGAACAACGCAGGCTGAAGCAAGAAAGTAAAATCATGCTCAAGCTTAATCAGCATTCGCCTAACCGCAACATACCTGTCAGGGTAACCCTGCTGTAATGTACGACCACCCATGATAGCGGGGAAGTAGTTAGGAACAAACCTGATAGCGTTAATGTTGTTCGTGTTCAGGGTATCAAGGTCACTTGTGGTGAATAGGGCCTCAACGTTGACAAGCTTGATAGGACCGAACTTGACACCAGCAGGTGTCTGCCATGGACCCTTAGCATTATCTGTTGCATTCCAGATACCTAGAACAGCACCACCCGGAGGTACCCATCTTGTTGCACCAGCCAGTGATGAAGCCGGGTCAATGATCTGGATGAACGGTGCGTAGATAGTAGCGTAAGTAGAAATAGTAATAGGTGAACCGCCAGTGATCAGGTTCAGGTAGTTCTGCACAACCTGTGCTGAAGACTCAGGGAATGCTGGTGGTGGACCGTCAATGATAAGCATAACGTCACCCCTGCCAGTAGCCCATGAGATCAGAGGGTTAAGAACAGCGGAACTGAACACGCCTGGAAGGTTAACGTTAAGGACAGTGCCCTCAAGCTTGTCTAGCTGAAGAGGAATAGCTGTTGAAAGGTTAGGAGGCGTGTTACCGTCAGTGCCACCCGACAATGGTGTAGGAGCAAACAGGGCAGGATCATTAACCCCGGCCTGGTATGTCCCCGGCAGTGTCACGTTAAGAGTGACGTAGTTTGAACCGAACTTTGGTGCGTTGACGATACTAGACACGTTCCTGGTATCAGCAGGATTAATAGAAAGGTCAACGAAGTTCTCTACAAGGTTGGAAGGTGAAGTGCCGCCACTGAAAACCTGAAGGTTGAACCTTCCCGTGTTACCCGCTGAGACTAAAGCAACGTAAAGATTGTCACCCCAGACGCCAGGTGAGATAGCTGAGATAGTCATCACGTTATCTGGAGGACCGTTAATATCCTGGCAGGTAAGCGTTGCTGTAGTAGCATCAGTGTTCGGGATCGCCAGGATGTAAACCTGTGATCCTCCGTTGTTAAAGAACTGGTAAGCTGCATAGTGCAGTGCTGTATTCGGTGCGGCCTGAGAGAAGTTTCCGAACTTCTGAACGTAGCCACTCCAAGACTTGACAAGGGTCGGAATGCTAGGTCCCTGGTTGTAATTTCCTACAAGCACACCAACAGCTTCACCAGGGATATTGTTATTACCGATAGGCGTCAAGCTTTCGGTAATGTATACGCCTGGACTTTGCGGTGTTGTTGCCATTTATATCTCCATCAGAGTTACTGAAGTGGTGTTGCGACATTCCAGGCTGCGGAAGTACCCACCGACAATAGTCCGTGAGCCTCTTCTAAAGACTTACCTGAAAGGTCTGCTATGTCATCATACACGCTAAGATCCAGGTTGATCTGAGTAGCCCTAGCGTATTGAATAATTGCCGGTACAAGTTCAGAGAAAACCCTGACCTTGTAAATGGTCCTGAAAATCCTCTTGCCATTTTCGTCATACTCATCTGCTGCTGAAGGACCGCCAAGCAATTGCAAAGTCCTTTTAGTTCCGTCTTGAGGTATGTTGAGGAAACCAAACTTAGGGTCAAGCCTATCCGGCGCTGCCATCTGAGCTATCAGCGGCATCGTATGGTCAAGCATGAACCTTGTGTAAATAGAAATAGTGTAGTCGAGATTGTACGGGAGAGGAATGAAACCCCAGTAGGGGCTGTCATTAGGGTCGAACGTTGTTGTTGCCGGGCCTGTGTCATCCCACCATGGCTCGAAACCTTCAGGAGCATAAGGCATCCTTACGAAACCCCTGTGCTCTCTTTCGTTTGCGATGAACCATCCGTCATGTTCGATGACGATAATAGGATAGGTCAGGTCTGACACTTCAACTTGTGGCAGCCTGAAACGGACAGGCACGGGCCTGCCGTTAATGGCACCAGCATCGAAGACTTGAAAACCTTGCAGTTTAACTTTCAGAGCCGCATCTTCATTTAAAGTAGCCAAGTCATGGCTACACCACCTGATCCTCTCTATGAGTGCGCAAATACTCTGCTGCCCTGTCTAGGAGTTCTGGATCGTCTCTGAAGATACCCAAACCTCTGTTGCAAAAATCGCAGAGTAATGCTCTCACTTGACCGCTGTCATGGTCATGGTCAACCACAAGATTATGACGAGAGACACCATTGCCTTCTGGTGCTCGTAGGCAAATTGAACATTTGCCTTCTTGCATGTTGAACATGACCTGATAGTCTTCCGGTGTCAGGCCATACTTGGCTAACGTTGACTTTCTGCTTTGAGTGACGGCGTAAGAGGGATCTTTTGTTACCCTCTTCTGGTAATAATCCTTACTGTTTTGCGTTCTGCAATCGTCACAGTAAGGATGCCTGTATGTTCTGCCGTCAGTTCTTGTGCAGAATTTGAAATCCTCAATGGGGAACGGCTCTGCACAACCTTTGCATGTCTTTAGATCAGGCAACAATCCCTCATTGCCGGGCATGACTGAAGTCATGTCAAACTCCTGATCTATAGGCGGTGTGAAAGCAGAATATCCCGTGAATCTCGCGCGGACTCACAGGATAATTCTACCATAATTTAACTGAACAGATTACCAGTGTTTACGGTTCCAGACCACTGGCCGTTAGAATAGAAAGCCGTGCCAAGCTGGCTAGCGTATTCGGTAGCGCAGCCTAACGCGAAAATGTGTGCTGAATGATGACTGCTGGTCAGGTCGGAACCAATCAGAGCACCGTAATTACCGTAGAAATTACCTGTCGCAACACTAGTGCTGTTAGTAATACGAACGTCAAGGCATGTTGCATTGTTGTAAACAGGCCCGCCAAGACCGGATGGTGTATTACCTGATGCTGAAACGTTAACCCTAACAGCAGGAACACTAGGCGGCAAAAAGAAAGTATTACCAGGCCCGTCGAACAGGCAAGCATCAATGAGGAAATTAGTGCAGCCATTCACCTCAATAGCAGGCAGGCTGAACACGTTGTTAATATATGCCTGCTCCACCTTAGTCTTGAAAGACTGAATGATGAAGACAGGAGTACACTGACTGGTCATACCGGATGCACCAACAGCGTCAAGTCTACCGCCAGTAATGCGCAGGTTAGTTGACGGTGTATTAGAAGTACCGAACTGTACGTTAGTAATAAGGTATTTAGTATTAGGACTACCAGGAATCCTGCTAAGAGTAGTACCCTCACTCATCATCAGCCAAGTATTATTCGGCATCACTACATAATTAGCCATGGAGAAAACACCAGGGCCGATCCACACTAGACCACCACCGGCAGTACCAGCAGCATTAAGAGCATTCTGTATTGCTACAGACTGATCAGCACCGTTGTTAGCTATAGCACCATACGTGGCAACAGCATCGAATACTCCGCTGTACATACCGCCAGTGATAGACGAACCGCCGCCAGTGATAAGACTGGAAGGGATAAGACCGGAAGAGTTAAGCTGCACGAATCCGTTAGGCAGGTTAACACCGTTGATGATAGGGTTAACTAAGCTTTGAGCGAATGATCTGTCACCGTGAGGATCAGCAGGAGTATTAGCAGCGTGACCGTTAAGGTTAGACTGCGTTAGGTTAGCTTCAGCGGAAAGGGCGTTAAGGTAATTGTTAAGCGTATCACCCCAACCTGTAGACCCGTCAATAGGTAGTGCTGGCATTAAAATTCCTTAAGGTGTTGTAGAAGTAATAACAGGCTGAGCCCACGGCATGAACTGAGTATCGTCAACAAGCTCATCAGGCTTAAGCTGTGTGCAGTCAATAGCAACCATGGTCGGACGCTGCTGAATCTTACCTCTGGGAGTCATGGAAAGAACACGGAATACCTTCTGATTATAATACACTCTGTCTTTCAGGTAGTTACCCTGAAGCACATCAGCATAATCCATTCCTGTCTTAATGAACTGGTCGAAAGCGCAGAGGATATTAAGAGTGTCGTTGTAGTAGAAACCCATGTCAGTATTTTGATTGTCGCCAGGTGTCAGGGTAACATGCAGTACAGGGATACGAACGGCAGGAGAGTAAACCCTGCCAGCTCCTACAGCCTCATCATAAATGTCATCCACGATAGTACCGGCAGCATTAAACTTATAGTAATCAATCCAGTCACCTGAAACGTCACGCCAGCCGCGCATAGCACCATAGATCATATCTGTTTCAACGTCGGCCATAAAGCGTCCGTTCTTCCAGTCTAACCTGCTCATTGGCATCCCCTATGACATTCCCGGTAATGATTAAAGCAATGATTCTCATGATCACATGAGAAACAAGTGCAATGACATTCAGCTTCCTTGCACCAGAATCTTCCACGCTCAGCGTCGGTCCTATCGTGCAACCCACGCACCCCCAACGCCATGAGCGAACTTAACACCGTCAGGGTCAAGATCCCTTGAATGCAAAGGCGGTGGTCCTACCTGCTGAGCCATGTTATACATATGCCTAGCCAAACCCTGAAGC